TAGGCGGCGGTGCCCCGATTTCTTCCATGTCGGAAGGTGGGATATCAGTTTCGTTCGCTCAAACCGGCGGATCTGATTCTGAATTGGGAAGTACAAAGTACGGAAAGTTGCTCCTGGGTCTTAAGAAAGGTAGGCCTAAGATGGGCATAAATCAAAGAGGAGTTTTTTTATGAAATATACCACAAAGGTAAAACAGGCACAGATGGTCGGTGATGTAAAGATTGACCCGAAAGGCGGAGATCTGTCATCCGAACAAGTCAAGAAGATCGAGAAAGACCCATACGGGAAGGATCTCCTTGAAAAAGGGTATCTGACAATCGAGGGCTATCCTTTCAAAAAGGAAGAAGCCAAGCCTGCAAATCCCGAAAGTCCGGCGGCCGCAGAGAACAAATAAATGAACGAGGGCTGTCTTGACAATGACATGGGGATGGAAAAAATCCTCAAGGAAATTCAGGCGTTATCTGAAAAAGCAATCAAGGCAGGTATTGTCGAAGGCTCTGGAGATATTGACGGAGTAGATATTGCCCAATATGCGGCATGGAATGAATTCGGAGTACCGGGGAAAGATAAAAAGTGGCGGATACCGCCCAGGCCTTTCATCCGGGGCTGGATTGAAAACAACGGTGAGGAAATAAAACAAACCGTTGAAAGACTGCATAAGCAGGTAGCTGACGGAAGGATGACAGCCGCCGTTGCTATAAAACGCCTGGGGCAATACGCACAGGACGGAATTAAACGGTATGTCATGACCGGCAATTTTACGCCGAACGCAGAGGCTACCATTCAGCGGAAGGGAAGCAGTCGACCGCTTATTGATACCGGCACCATGAGAAACAGTGTCAGGTACGAGGAAACGAAAAAATGAGCGTATTCAGAACCATGTCTTTAATCCAAAAGACTTTTGAACCAGGGCAATGGGTTAAAGGTCAGTGGGTGGAAGGAAGTGTAAAGGAAATCCCATTTAAGGGAACCGCACAGCCAGCATCCGGGAAAGCCATGGAGATGTTGCCTGAGGGGAAGCGCAACAACGAAGCAATTACGGTTTACGCTCCCGCAGGGATGAAGTTTACCACCGCAGATCCCAGGACCCAGCGGAGCGGGGACATCATCATCTGGGAAGAGAATGAATACGAGGTGCAGGTTGTACGGCCGTGGAAATGCGGCTTAATCCCTCATTGGGAATTGTTGGCAACCAGAGATAAGGAAGGGGAAACGTGATAAATGAACGGCAGTTTTTGAAAGACACGTTATACGACTGGGTGGCTGCTGTTGTCGCTGAGACTGGAAGAAAGGATGAAGTGATATGGAGAAACGATAAAGGGCCCCGACCTAAGCCGCCTTTTATTGCTATTGAGTTTACCGGAAGCCAGGTTCTTGGCTCGCCCGATTACACCAATGTTGAAGGTGTAGAGAAAGAGGAAGATGCCGGGGAACAACAGATTCGGCAATCCGTCAGAAGGGCTTTGACGATGTACGCCTTTGGAGAAGGTGCCATCGATTTACTTGAGACCATAAGAGCATCGATTTACCGTTCGCAGTACATCGACATGCTTCATAGAGCGGGGCTGGTAATCCCGTTTGCGTTGGAAGTAACGGAAAATCCAACGAATACAGGCAACGAAATTGAGAACAGTGCGTTTTTTGAATTCGTTGTTACCTACATTAGGGTTGTGATTGATGTTCCGGGGTGGATCGGCGGTGTGATTGTATCACCTGACAAAGACCTGCCTATGGACGTCATCAATATAACAACAGCTACGGAGGAATAAATGGCTGACTTTTTAAGCAAGATCGTACAGGTAACGATCACAAGGCAGACCACTGTGCCCTCGATGAGAAGTTTTTCCGAACACCTTATCGTTGACACATTTGATCCTGCTGGAATTACCCCGGTGTTTAATGCAAACAACCGAATTAGGGTATTCGGAGGTCCTGGAGAAGTTTTGGGGGCTGGTTTTTCCTCCGATTCGTTTGTCTACAGGGCTGTTGTCAAACAGTTTTCGCAGTCTCCTCATATAGGGCGTGTATGGATTGGCTTAAAGCTAAACAGCGATGCCTCATGGGCCGATGCGTTAACGGCAATCAGAAATCAGAACGACATTTTCTATGCGGTCAGTACGAGTGCAAGGGAAATGCTCGACCAGCAGCAGATTGCCCAATGGGTACAGGCGAACAAGAAACTCTGTATTCTTGCTTCCGGCGACCCCACCATCGTTAATGAGGAAACCGGAGACATAGCCGCATGGGCTAAGCTCAACAATCTGGACCGCACTGTGATCTTCTATCACCCCGACTGCGGCCTTGATGATGGCAAAGTAAAGGCGGACGATCCGATTCCGGAAGCCGCATACTTCGGGAAAATGCTCACGAAGCATCCCGGAAGCCCCACATGGAAGTTTAAGAATTTCCAAGCCGTTCCTACTTACGATCTGACCGAAGGGCAGTATACGACCTCACAGAATAAAAATGCAACCATTTACATTTCTGTGGCAGATGTACCCACAACCGTTGAAGGTAAAACCGCCGCGGGTGAATACATCGATGTTATTCATGGTTGCGACTGGCTCGAAGCACGTATCCAAAATTTGGTTTTCCTGAAGCTTACGCAACTGGACAAAGTGCCCTTCACCGACGCCGGTATCCAGATCATTGTCGGTCAGCTTCGCCAGGCTCTGGATGAAGCGGTCAAGCGGGACATCCTTGCGGAATACGACATCGATTATCCCGAAGCGGCTCAAGTGGCTCTGCCTGAAAAGGGAAAACGCTTGTTACCTGATGTAAACTTTGAGGCGCCCCTAGCCGGTGCCATCCATGCCACCCACATTAATGGCGTGGTAAAGCTGTAAAAGGAGAAGTGCTTATATGAATATGAATCCTTTAGTCGGAACTTATGATCCGAAAAAAGTCATTATCAACTTTGGCGGCAATATAATCGGCGGTTACGCTGCTGGGACTTTTGTCGACATACAACCCAGTGATCCTGACGGTTTCAAAAAGATTACAGGAGCTGACGGGGCGGTAATGAGATCCATGAGTGCGGATAACACCCATGAAATCACCATCACTCTCTTGCAGACCAGTCTGTCAAATCAGGTTTTGTCCGGCATACGGAATACAGACAAGCTCACTGGCATGGCTATGCAACCTCTGACAATAACCGATCTAAGCAGTGGCACCATGGCCTTCTGGCCACAGGCATGGATTCGGGGCGATCCGGGGCTTCCCTACGGACCGGAGGGTTCAGAAAGGCAGTGGGTGATTGATACCGGGCAGCAAGGCGCCGGAAATGTAGGCGGAGCATTGCTTTAACGGAAAATGGGGGAATTATCCCCCATTCATTATCTTAATTCGTGGAGGATGGAACCATGAAAGAAAGGGAAAAGACAATAGACGGCATTAAATTTGCCGTAACGGCGTTCCCGGCGGTTGAGGCGTTCAGGCTCAAGTCATATCTGCTGAGAAAGTTCGGCCCGGCTATAGGCCAGGCCTTGGGAACATTGGACGGTGGTTTGCCGGCAAGCGGAAAGATAGGCGACGTTAAACTTGACGGGGGCAAAATGGCACAGGCTATTGAAACCTTGATGGTACAGCTTGATGAAGATGAGTACATTACTTTTCTTCAACGGATGCTACGGAACGTCCAAGCCCGGGTTGGCAAAACTCTATTTGTTTTCACCGAAGAACATTTTGAAACATCCCTGGATAATGTTTTCGGTGAAAAAACCTTTACTGTTTACCCTGTGCTGCTTTTAGTTCTGGAGGCTAACTACCCGGATTTTTTCGGCAAGATGGGGCTCGGTATTGGGAAGAGAATTCAGGGAATGTTAACCTCCGAGAAGGGCGCCGAAGAATCAGGGAAAGAATCACAAGCCTCGGGGACATCGGAAAGTTAAATCCGGAGATCGAAGAGGAAGGACCGATATGGCGTATCTGGAAATTAAAAGGAACGCCATTAAATGAGCTTCGTTATGAATGGACATACGAAGATGTCATGAAAGCGAATGCTATTTTGGACATGGACGAGGCCATTGATATTGCGAAAAACAATGTTGATGAAAAGGAAATGGAGAAAATTAGCAGGAGCAAAGGCAAAGGGAGTAGATAGTGGTCGTCAGGGAGTTAGTTACACTATTAGGTTTTGAACTCAATGACGCACCATTAAAGCAATACGACCGTCAGATAGATACCACCAAAGATAAAACAAACGGATTGGCAAAAGCGGCCTCTGGTGTAGGTACCGCATGGAAATTGGCTGCTGCCGCTGTTGTTTTTGGTGTCGGCTGGATTACAAAAAACATTATCGATGCCACAGTCGAGTATGAAGCCTACCGCACACAGCTCCAGGCTTTTACCGGGGATGCGGATTCAGCCGCCCGGGTATTGTCAGAGCTGAGGGATAAAACTTCTGATGCTCTTTTCGGCACCGGGACACTGGTTAATGCCTATAAGCAAATGCGTACTCTGGGCATGGGAGCTGAGGACACATCCAGAATGATTGATGTTTTGGGAGATGTGGCCAACGGCTCTGCGGAAAACTTTAATGCGTTAAGCGGTGTACTTGCCAGGGTTTCTACATCCGGAAAAGTGAACGCCGGCACTATGCGACAGCTCGCCATGGCAGGGTTCGGGGTACAGGACATGGCTCAAGGCCTGGGCATAACTGTAGAACAGCTTAATCGGGATATTGAAGCCGGAAGAATCGGCTTCGAT